CGCCTAGTCGACCAAGAGGGTATGGTGATGGCCTCCTCGAACGACGAAGGAAAATGTTCAAAACAGACCTATGTGACTAGAATTGGTGAAGTCACAGTAAGAACCGATAAGAAGATTGTCGGATTGAAGAGAAGGTATTTAGACATGCTGTCTGTACAGGACAGAGTAATGTTTGAAAAGAATAAGCTAGTTAGTTTAGCAGATAGCCCAGTGGTGGGTAATGTTGAGAAATCTAGCTTGCAATTGAATGAAGTGCCGCAAATGTTGCAAATGGCGTCCAAGGTCCCTGGGGGGAATTGGAGCCGTGTTGCAAAGGGTGGCAAGGTCGTTCCTGCTACTCCCAATCCTTCTCCAGTTAATTCTGGGGAAGAGAAAGTTTTAAGTGGAAGAGAGAAGAGAAAGTTAAAGAGAGCAGAGGAAAGACAGAAGAAACTGCAAGAGAGTGAAGCTGAAAAGCTTTTGCAGCAGGAGGTTGCGAAAACTCAGGCTAAGGAGAGGTTAGCCGAGTTAAGTAAGAAAGCCACGGTTGCTCGGACAGACTTTGATAAGTTGTCTGAGAAGTACTATGGCTCAGTGAATGGATCGGGGCTCCCTTCGATCCAAAATGACCGTCGAACCAAAGTGAAGGTCCGTATCAGTGCAAATGAGTGTTGTGAGAATGTTGTACCTGATGCGAGTACTAGAGCTTTACTCGGAGAAATCCGAGAATTAATTGGAATTGAAAATCCTCACGGTGGTGAGGTTGTATCGAAGTCTGATTCTGAAATAGATGATGACTCGATGCATACACCGAAAGGTGGTAGTAACAGTTCATCCGACTCTGAACAAGAGAAGGGTGTACTTGGAATTTTTGGTCCTGGTAGTTCTGCCGTTAATGAAATGAAGCAAGCCGATGTTGCTGCTGTTGTTGAAACAGTTAGTAATATTGGCCCTGCGTTTCAGAAAACGACGGAGTTACCTCCTTATGCTACTGATGAGAAGATAGAAATATCTTTGGATAGCAGTAGTAGTGAGGAAGAAGTTGAAGCTAAATGGTTTGATTACGCGATCAAAACACGGGTTCCGCAAGGTATCCGCAGCTCAATAAGGCGTGGTGTCACTCTTACGACTGAAAAGTCGAAGGAAGTGACATCTGGAATTGTTAATAATTTATATGATTTACCTAAGAATGTGCTTGGTAAGCTTACTGATGGCGTTGCAGCTGTTGGTGGTTCATTGAGTGCGTTCCGAGACAAGTTTAAGGAGGTTTTTAGAAAGTATGCCGCTGATTTCGTTAAACCCGGAATTAGAGACATGTTCTTTGAAGCAGTTGAGATAGTTGTAGAAGTTGCTCTTGATATGTTAGGAGGCTATTATATTGCAGTTGGTGGAGATACGATGTGCTATTTGTCGTATTTTTCCGCTATTGTGAGAAAGTGGTTTCCTAACTGGTTGAGTGATGTTTATGGTTATCTCAAGAAGTTGGTTTCTAAGGAGAAAGTTCAGAGTGACAGCACGAGTCCTGTGTGGATTGCTGTCATGGCTGCTGGATTTGTTTGCATGAAGGTATTTGGAATAACTCTAGATTCCAGGGTGTTTTTGGCGTCAGTTTTAGCTTTCAGTAATTTGTATCGAAGTACTGGAGCTTTGAATGATGTCTATACCTGGTTTGTGGAGATGTTGCCAAGTTGTTTAAGCAAGTGGATTCCTGTGGTCACGAGTGCTAGTCGTGGAAAGGAAGTGATGTTGGATACTATTCGAAGGCTGGAAGGCTATTCGAAGATGGATCATGTGTTTTTGTTGAGATCGGATAACCTAGGGAGGTTTATTTACGATTATGATCTGTTGAAGCAGCAAGTTTTGTCTTTTAAGGAGGGACACGCGACAGTGTGTAATTACGCGTCCCAATTGTTGAGTAGGATGAGAGAAACCTATTTAACAGCGTGTAATAAGGTTGGAAGGAGCTCTCAAAGAATACCGCCGTTTTGGCTGTATTTGTTTGGGAGTCCTGGAGTTGGTAAATCCTATCTAACAAATAGGATTTTGGTTGAGTTTATTGGAGCTGGATTTTTCGATGAGTTTAAGGACCCGGTGGATGGAACAGTTGGAGTGAATGAGATCAAGTGGCCGAGACCCAAGACAGATTTTTGGGATAGTTACTTAGGGCAACCGACAGTAATTAGTGATGATTTTAATTCATCGAAGGATGATCCAATTGTGAAGGAGTGTATGAATATGTGTTCTTGTGAAGAGTGGATTGTGCCGTCAGCGTCAGTTGACAATCCTTTGGTTGGAAAGAAAGGAACACGTTTTACGAGTAAGTTGTTTATTAGTTCGTCCAATAGCATTAATGTGTCTAGTACGGAGCTCAATAATATTGAGGCTTTGTTTAGGCGTAGATCTGCTGTTGTGAAAGTCGTGTGTGATCCGGACGTTTATGATACACATGATGGACAGGTAGACATTGAGAAGGTGTTTGCGAAGTACGTTGGTTCTGGCCCTCATCAGGTTAGGACAAGAGAAGAGGTTGGAGTGACATTGCCCCATTTGAAGTTTCAATACTTCAGGTCTCTTGCTCAGGATGAGCAGGAGGCTACTACTCAGGGGATGTCATTTGAAATGTTTATTCTACTTCTGGTAAAGAAGTGGAAGAAATTCCTCAAAGCGCGTCCTGTGTGCGTTGAGGAGCCGAAGTTTTGGGTTAAAGGAGAGTATATTAACCCAAATATGTTTGTTTTTGAAGGGGATGAAGGAATCCCGCCTGTTGCACTTGGAGAGAAAGCTCATGTGCATACAGTTACTGCGCTTAAGAGAGGAAGTCATGTTATAGCGCAGAGAACGAGTGAGTTCCATCCGTTGGGATGGTTGGAGAAGGGTCAAGAGCCCCCTCAGGAGCTGGAGAAGCACGATTTCCCATCTTGTTACCGAGATGGACGTTTGTGTGGTAAGCCCCTTTGTTTGTGTTGTTCAAAGCAATGTGGACACTGTGATGAGATGTTGTACCTGGTTCAATACGCGGCTTGGGATAGAGCAATCTATCAAAAGTCGTGTGTGTTGAGGCGGTTTAAACGAGATTACATCATGGAGAAGTTGGAACTTGGAGAAGAGTTTGATAAGTTTGAAGGTTGGAGAATATCATTAAGAGATTTAATGATGCACGATGCTAGGTGGCTGGTACTTTATGAGAATCTGTTAAAGGATTATTATGAAGTGAAGTCACCGGATGGCCGAGCTTATTGGCCATTTCCGTGTCGTACTCGCCTTAGTGTTGAGAGTGATGATGACAAGTTTAAGCGATGGGAACATCGCAAGGAGTGTAAGGACGTTTTCGAAGGTAAAGGTTGTTTGAAGTGTATTATGGAAGGTACATGTCCAAGTGATGAGGCGATGGAGGATTTTATTCTTCATGAGTCGAATGCGTGGCGTGTTATCAACCATATTGGTAAGTGTTTGAAGTGGATGGCAGCGATTGGAACAGTTGTTGTTGTTGGTAAGGAATTGTATGATTTGTTCCACAGATTGAGATTGAGTGAGCAGAGAGCTTTGGACCTAGGCCTTACTGAAAAGTATATGGTTGATGGAAAGGAGTTTGTTCGCTTTAAGATCCCTGAGGGAGCTTCTACTGGAGAGAGCGCGCAAGTGTTATCGGAAGTAGAAGAGGAACAATTAGAGTCAATGGAAGAAGTGATTAAGACAAGAGGTGTTTGTGTTGATGTTGAGAAAGAGAAGTCTTCGGGTAAATGGTCTTTCATGGAAATGTTGCGATCACTTTATCAGGAGAATCCTCAATCTTTTGCATCAAAAGCTGAGAGAATGGCTTACCGTAGAAATAGAGACAGAGTTAAGAAGAGAGGAAACGGTAAGGAGAGAATTCCGCAGCAGTCTAATCGTTTTGCTCCTGATGGTACAAGACATGGTGAGAATCCAGGTAGTTTCGCTGGTGAAAGAGTTCACAGTGGAACAGGTACCGTCATGAATGAGACTATTAGAGCTGTTGCAAGAGAGATTTCTGGGTATTTAGAATTGACTCAGGATGGAAGGAAGATTGGAAATTCTTGTATCTTCCTCGGAGCGCGTAAAATCGTTGTACCGGCCCACATGTTTGATCAGAGAGTGGGAGTCGGCGGTGTTGACGCTAAGAGGGAGATTGCAGCTGCATTCATTAGACCTGGGAAGATTGGTAAAACTTGTTTTACTATTCGACCTGGAGATGTGAGTGTGGCAGCTGGAGCCTTGGG